ACTCGCAGTGAACGGACAAGACCTGTACTACGACCCTGAGACGGGTATCACCCAAGACACCTTCAAGGGTGGCAAGAAGATGGGTGAAGGCAAGTTCCGCAACGTGCAAGTCGAGGGAGAACTCAAGACCAAGATACAGGAGTTCTTCCACAAGCTCCCCGGCTACACCCGAGGGGACGAGGACTGGCTGTCGAGCCTCACAGATGGTATCGGCGGGCCGGTCTACAGCACGAGCAGCGACACCATCGACCGCGTGACCAAGCGCGGTGCAGACATCCCGTTCCTGAAGGCCCTCGGCAATGCCAACCGGCTGAGCAAGGAGATCGGGACGTACTACGTCAAGACTGATCCCAAGACCGGCGAGAAGAAAGGGATGCTCACCTGCGTCCAGCCGTGGGATCACATGATCCACCACAAGCTCAACCACACGAGCACCGTGACCAGCCGACTGTCATCGTCGGACCCGAACCTTCAGAACCTCACCCGTGCCGACTTCGACGCGGAGACGGGCATCTACAAGTCCACGATCAAGGCGATGTTCATCAGCCGGTTCGAGAATGGCGAGATGGTCGAGATCGACTACAGCCAGCTTGAGGTCGTCGTCCAAGGTCTGCTGAGCGGGGACAAGAACCTCGTCCGCGACCTGAACAACAACGTCGACTTCCACTGCAAGCGCGTGGCGCTCAAGAACGGAGTGAGCTACGAGTTCGCACTCGACGCCTGCAAGAACGAGAACCACCCGGAGTTCGCGAAGTGGAAGAAGGAGCGCACGAAGTGCAAAATCTTCAGCTTCCAGCGAGCCTACGGAGCGGGCGCTGCACTCATCGCCGACGAGACGGGGATGGACGTGGAGGAAGTCAAGGCCCTCATCGAAGTGGAGGAAAAGGAGTATCCCGGTGTCACGAAGTTCAATGCCGCTGTGGAGCGGGAGGTCAAAGAGACGGCTGAGTTCTTCCACGACGGCGAGCGCGGTTATCGTGCGTTCAGACGGGGCCAGTATCAGGCTCCCACTGGAACCCTGTACACTTTCAGGAGCTACGACGCGCCTGATTATCTCAGACGGCGTGGAGAGACTGACACCTTCAAGCCGACCGAACTGAAGAACTACCCTGTGCAGGGCACGGGCGGCGAGCTTGTCCAGATGATCCTCGGCAAGCTGTGGCGCTGGTTCGTCAAGAACGACAACTTCGGGGAGCAAGCGTTCCTCGTGAACACGGTACATGACTGCGTGTGGGCAGACTGCCACCCCTCGGTGAGAGACAGGGTGGTGGCGGGCATGGTGAAGATCATGCAGGCTATCCCGCACTTCCTGAAGATGCACTTCGGGATCGACTGCCCGGTACGCTTCCCTGTGGACGCGGAGACTGGGCGCAACATGCTGGACCTTCATCACTGGGCACCAGCGAACTAGGAGAGAACTATGAGCAAGTTTGCAGCAGCCGCAGCGGCGGCAGTCAAGGCGGGCAAGGTTCAGGAGCACGACCGCGAGGGCGGCGGCGACTTCACCTACGAACCGCCTGCGAAGGGACCGGCACTGGCGCGGCTCGTGAGCTACGTCGAGATCGGGATGCACCCGCAGAAGCCCTATCAGGGCCAGCCGAAGCCTCCCGCGCCGGAAGCGATCTTCGAGTGGGAACTGCTTGGCAAGAAACACGCCAAGGAGATCGAGGTCAAGAACGAGGACGGCTCGACCACGAAGAAGGTCGTCTACCCGATCATCCGCGAGCGCATGGCGATCAAGGCCGGTCCTCGGGCGAGCTACACGAAGCTCCTGAACTCGATGGACTACGGTCGCGGCATCGCCCATCCTGCGCTGATGATTGGCGAGGGCTTCATCCTCACGATCCTGCACAACGAGGTCGAGAAGGACGTGGGTGGCAAGAAGCAGAAGATCACCTACGCCAACATCAAGGACGCCTCGGGCAACTGGCAAGTCGGCGCTCCGGTGCGCGTCGATGAGGAAGGCGAGACGCAGCCGCTCAAGATCATGGCGGCGACGGTCGAGGAACGGTGCCTCCTGTGGGACGCGCCCGACATGGATCAGTGGAACTCGCTGTACATCCCCGGCACCCGCACGAAGAAGGTCGAAGGTCAGGAGGTCGAAGTCAGCAAGAACTGGCTTCAGCAACTCGTGACCGAGGCCGTGAACTTCGAGGGCTCCCCGGTCCAGACGCTCATCGCGTCCCTCGGCGGCGATCTGCCTGATGTCTCTGGCGACGTGGGGGGCATCGAGGACGGCGATGACGATTTCGGGCAGGACGATGGCTCGGACGAGGACGAGGGCGCTGGTGAGGCTCCTGCGGGCTCCGACGAGGACGATCCGCTGGCCGGGCTCGAACTGGAATAATTGTGGCCCTCGACAAGAGCAAACTGGCGGCGGCGGCGGCTTCGGTCGCCCCGCCCGGTCAGGTCCAGTACCCCAAGCCGGTGGCTGGACGAGTTGCGCACATCGACGCCGACTTCATGGCGTATCAGGTGAGCGCGGAGAGCAAAGCGGAGTTGGACCCGGATGATCCGACACCCCGCAAGACCTTGGAGGAAATGAAGCACAATGCGTTTGCTGCGGTCGATCATATTCGCCGGTTGGCTGCTGCTGAGCGAGCCGTCCTGCACGTCACACTCGCCAGCGACAAGGGCGGTCGAGATCAGCAGGCCATGCTCAAGCCGTATCAGGCCAACCGAGCAGACAAGGAGCGTCCGACGCATCTGGACAGCATCCGCAACCACCTTGGCGACGGGTGCGGTGCGAACTCGGTATTCGTTGGAGTAAAGCACTCCGACCAAGAGGCCGACGACGGTATGGCGCAAGCGGCCTACGACGACCCGGAGAACGCCATCGTGTGCTCAGCCGACAAAGACCTGAACATGGTCCCCGGCTGGAAGCTAGACATGACGGACTACTCGATCAGCCGACTGACCGACCCGTTCGGATGGATCGCGATCAAGGAGATGAAGTCTGGCAAGCAGCTCATCGGTCGCGGCACGAAGTTCTTTTGGGCACAGTGCCTCATGGGCGACCCCGCCGACAACATCAGCGGAGTGCCCGAGGTTCCGGGCTGGATGTGGCAACAGTACGCTGGGACGCAGGCTTTCAAGGACACCTACGACCAGTGGATCAAGTCCACCGACGAGGCGGTCAGCAAGAAGCTGGACGACAAGCTCACGCTGCTCACCGCCAAGACGAAGAAGTGCGGGCCTGTGTTGACGCACGACATCCTTGACACGGCGCGCAACGACCGCGACTGCTACGAGACGGTGCTCGCCTGCTACACCCGGCTGGCCAAAGAGCACGGCTACGAGTTCAAGAACTACAGGACCGGCGCGGTCATCACGCCGTCGAAGGCGCTGTTCTCAGAGATGCAGCTTCTCTGGATGCGCCGCACTCGCGACCCGCAGGATGTCCTGCACTGGCTGAAGGAGACGCTTCGTGACAACGGAACACCACAGCGTGGAGCACCTAAGTACCGCTGAGATCAAGGCGGTCTGCAACGAGGTCCACCAGCACTACATGGCCGTGATGAACGGCACCGCCGACAAGGACGACATCCTGTACGCCGACCCGGAGGAACTCGCGGACGAGTACAAGTTCTGGTCGACGGCCTTGGAACGGAGGCTCAAGTATGACGCGCCGTCTCAAGACGACTGAGGTTCTCCCGGTCAGGGAGGCCCTTGTCAAGCACCAGAAGGTGTGCCCACTATGCCAGCGGAAGTTCGGGGCGAAGGTCAAGCCTGCTCTGGATCACTGCCACGTCAGAGGGCACATCAGGGACGTGCTGTGCATCAACTGCAACGGTATGGAGGGCAAGGTGTTCAACCTCGCCCGCCGCGCCCGTGCAGACGGAACCGAGATCGAGTGGCTCGAACGGCTGGTCGCGTACTGGATACGTCACCAGACCAGTCAGCACCGGGGCCTCATCCACCCGTCTTTCAAGACGGAGGCAGAGAAGAAGCTCGCAAGGAACAAGAAGGCCCGCGACAGGAGGGCCAAGCTGAAGGAACAGTAGATGGACATCACGGAGCAAAAGAATTGGGAGCGCGACATGACGGCGCTCGGCGTGTCCCGCTTCCGGGCGCAAGAGGCTAAGGCCCAAGAGGGAGAGCGGTTCACTGAGACGGCTGCGGGCTCTCGGCTCCTGAAGGTCTACCTGTCGCAAGTCAGCGCTGAGATCGCAGAACGGCTGGGCAATACCCGGTCCCGCAATATGTACCTCAAGCTCCTGAAGGGGATCGACCTCGACAAGCTCGCGATGTTCACGTTGCACAAGGTGGTCGAGTGCCTGTACAAGCCAGCGTCCATGCAGTCGGTGGCTGCTGGGATAGGCAAGATGGTCGAGGACGAGCTACGCTTCAGCAAGTTCGAGATCGAGCTACCTGAATACTACAACGCCGTCCAGCGCGACCTAGACAACCGCCACTCGACGCAGTACCGCCACCGCCATCGGGTGCTGGTGGACCGCATGGGAGAGAAGAACATCGAGTGGCACTCGTGGACGAACGAGACGCACATCGGCGTGGGCCTCGTTCTACTCAGCGCGGCAGAAGCGTCCAGCGACCTGATCCAGAAAAGCAAGCGCGGGAACCAAGTCGTCATCGAGCCGACCGACGCAGCCATCGACTGGATCACGAAGCACGACGAGAGCATCGAGATCATGCTGCCCGACCGGATGCCGACCTTGATCGAGCCCGAGCCGTGGACCGACTGGAAAACGGGAGGGTTCTACACCAAGCGGCTGCGGGCGCTCACCCCGCTCGTCAAGACGCGGTACGGGCAGCAGAGGGACACGCAGACGCCGCTGCTCGACAGTGCCGCCATGCCCACTGTGCTCGCCAGCGTGAACGCCATGCAGGGAACGTCGTGGGCGATCAACAGGCCGATCCTGAAGATCGTGCGAGAGGTATGGGAGCGCGGGTTGGAGATCGGGATGCCCCGGTCCCAGCCCTACGAGATACCGCCAGCGCCCATCGCTGACGACAAGAAGGCAGGCGACCTGACCGGCATAGCGAAGCTCAGGTTCTATGAGTGGAAGGCAGAGGCGCGCGTCCTGCACGGGTTGGAGGGCGAGCGCAAGGCGGGCCTGATGTCGACGGTCAGGGCTATGCGGATGGCCGCGAGACTTGAGCATCTCGATCTACTCTGGATGGTCTACCAGATGGACTTCCGGGGCCGCACGTACAGCACTACCGCAGGCGTCTCGCCGCAAGGGTCCGACATCAGCAAGGCCCTGCTTCACTTCGGGATCGAGATGCCGCTTGGAGAGCGCGGCTGGTACTGGTTCCGTGTCCACGGTGCCAACAAGTACGGTAACGACAAGGGAGACTACGATGATCGGGTTCAATGGGTCGAAGATAATCGCGAGCGACTGGTCGCTGCGGGACTTGACCCCCTTGGAAATGTGGACGTTTGGAAGGGAGCAGACAAACCCTACCAATTTCTGGCTTGGTGCATGGAACTGGCCGATGCTACTCGTGACGGACGAAATCCGACTGAGTTCATGTCTCGACTGCCAATCGCACTTGATGGCTCATGCAATGGTCTACAGCACTTCTCTGCAATGCTCCGCGATCCCGTTGGAGGACGCGCGGTCAATCTGGTTCCTGCTTCGCGACCGGCAGACATCTATTCGGATGTGGCACGAGTTGCCACCGAAAAGTTGCGCGTGCTGTCGACCAGACCTGACGACGAACATTACACTCTCGCGTGTAACTGGCTCGCCTTCTTCAAGCGAGTTGGAGACGGCGGAATGGGAAGGAAGCTCGCCAAGAAGCCAGTGATGACGCTACCGTATGGCAGCACACTTCAGACCTGCACGCAGTCGGTCCACGGTTGGTACTTGGAGCAGAAGGAGGAGTTCTTCCCGAAGAACACTGCCTTCAAGCACAGCGTATTCCTCTCGAAGATACTCTGGCAGAGCATCGGGGAGGTAGTGATCGCAGCCCGCGCCGCCATGGCGTGGCTTCAGAAGTCGGCCCGCAAGCTCGCGAAGTACGACAGGCCGATCATCCACCACACGCCCCTCGGGTTCCCGATGGTGCAGTTCACGCCGAACATGGACATCAAGCAGATCAAGGCGCAGATCGGAGGGAAGGTCGCGCTTCAGATCAGGAAGGAGCTACCCGGCGTCGACAGCTACAAGGCAGGGTCAGGCGCGAGCCCGAACCTCGTCCACGACGTAGACGCCACGCACCTGCACATGACGGTCGAGGCCGGTGCAGCCGAGGGCATCACGCACTTCGCTATGATCCACGACGACTTCGGGGTCCACGCCTGTTACATCGACCGCTGGCACGAGATCATCCGCGAGCAGTTCATCAGGCTCCACGCGGAGACGGACATACTCGCAGAGTTCAAGCGACAGCAAGAGTGGAACACAGGTGTCGAACTCCCGCCGCTCCCAGCGAAAGGTGATCTGGACCTTGAGGGTGTCCGCA